TATTTTATTTGCTTTTGGTTCTTTATACACATTTTTATGTGTTTTCATTGGCTCTTGGCCAGGAGTCTCTCTAGCATATTTATCAGCTAATTCACTAGTGCCCCAGTATCCTGCTGCTTCTGCAATATTTTGTAATGCAGTGCGAAGCTTAATCTTATTACGCATATCTAATTCACCGTGATGCTTTTTAATCATTTTGCTTAAATGATTAGCAGCTCGTGTAACCCTTGCTTTATTTGATCTATGGTTATAATCTCCGGCTTTGTCTTCTGCATCTAATGTCTTTTTATACGCTTTAATTACCTCTGGATGTGGTTTTATTTCTTCATACATATAAGATTCGTATTGGAACGTGTGAGAATAGTCTGCAACCTTTTTACCATTTTTATATTGGCCCAATTTCATTGCCATTTCTTTAGCATAACCTTTGGGACTATATGTATCTGCCCACTCCCACTCACCATTTTGCCATTCCATAACCTTCCATTCGCCCCTATGGCGTTCGTTATGGTCTAATTGTTTTTCAACTTTAAATCTACGACCAGTTGGAAATTTAATTTCAAGCTCTCCATTAGGCCCAGCACGCTTCCAACTAGGTGCCTTTGCTGCTTCTGCAATATATTCTTCAGGCACGCAATTAGGGACCATTTTCTTTCCCTTCTTTTTCATGCCTACTTGCTTATAGCCTTTCCAACATGCTTCTGTGAATTGCTTAAAGGTTTTCATTTGCCTTTCACCTGAGATGCAAGATCTTTATCTGCTTTGCCCCATGTACCAGAAGATTTAGTAACAAAAGAATTAACTCGTGCAAATCCCCATTGTGATGGTGTAGTACCCGGCCTATGGCCAGTACGCCATGCCGCTACGCCTCGATCATATACTTTTTTCAATACGCCATATGGCATGCCTGATTTTTCAGCCTTTTTCTGTAATGCAGATTTTACTTTTGATTCGTCAAGCTGTAGTGATTCGTGTATTTCTTTCACTAACTGTAATAGCTCTTCATCGTTTTCAAAAGATTCTTTGATTGGTTTATTAGCCATAGAAGTTTTAGAACGAACTGCACGTACTTTAGCTCTATCAAGCTCTCGCTCGTGTGAACTTCTCATTCTATTCTTCTCATCTTTATGCTGATCTTTTAGCCTGTCGATCTCCGCAGTTTGTTCAGTAGCCATTTTACGATTAAACTTAAAACGACGGTCATGCTTTACACTCCCATCTTTTTTTAATAATTCGTGAAAACGTTTTTTCTTTGGTGTGTCATATTCCTCACCATACATTTCACGATACTTTTTAGTATGCTTAGATTCTTTTGTCTTTGCAGTAGCATCACCCGGTGCTGGTTTATAAGCAGCTGGATTATTATCATCCATCTTTGCACCTTTTTCAAAGTGTGCTTTACGCTTTGCCGCAGTTGACTTAGATAGACCAGAATGGTATGTTTTATTTTCAAACATATTTTCAAACTGTTCATTAATGTTAATAGTAAAAGTATTTTCAAATTGCTCGTTAACGCTCTTACCACGAATACGTGCCATTTCAACTTTTCTTACTTGAGGAATAAGTCTTTTTGCAATACGCTCAATAGCAGCTTGACGCTTTTGAACTTTCTTATCAATCATAGACTTTTCACTAGCTGACATTTCCTGATAAGATTTACCTTGAGCTCCGGCTACCTTTTTACGAATAACGTCAATAGCTTTTTTACGTGCTCTTTTCTTAATAGTCGCAAGGTCAGCTTTACGTTTCATTTTACGCTTACGTGCCATAGCAATACGAGACGCATACTTTTTCATAATACGTCCACGTTTCATACGCTGTGCTACTGTAAGTGGAGCTTCTGTAAGAAGTCCTTCTGCTTCTAATTCTTCTGACAATTGCATACCTGCTCTTACTAGATCATATAGTTTTTGGGAAGATGATTGTAATTTACGTGGTAAACCTTTTTTAAACTCTTCTGGTTTACCTTGAGATGCGAGTGCTCTCATTTTAGATGCTGACATGCCTGACACATCATCTGCATCCGGATCACGTTCACCGGCTGACACGACTTTAATGCTATCAAAGGTATAGTCTTTACCATTATATTTTGCTAATAGATCGTCAAATTGTTTTACACGATCTGAGCCTACAACTAAAATTACATTCTTATAAGATTTTTGTAGCTCGGCTAAAACTTGCATAATAGTTTTAGCTGTAGTCTTTTTTACAATAGAACCAAATGCTTTCTTAGCATATGCGATCTTATCATTATATGAAAGGGGATTCTTTTTCTTATCCTGAGATTGGCTTAAGTACACAACAGGAGTTGCGCTATTTTGTTTTGCCACTGATTGGATTTTATTTACAAGCTTTTCGTGGCCTACTGTAATGGGATTCATTCTACCCCAGCCAACAACTACTGTTTTACCAGCTTGTTCTTTTAAATCAGGATTGATTTCAACAGTGTTCTTTACGAACTCTTTGTTGTCTTTTTCCTGTTTCTTTGTCTTTTTTTCGACGGGCTTTTGAGCCTCTACGTTCTCATTATCGTTTTCCATTGTACCTCTCTATCGCAGGTTTTCCAAAGACTGACTGCAATTAACTAAGACTATTTATAATATGTCGTAACCCAACCTTTGGATATTTTGAGCGCCAATAGTATTATTAATCATAGTGATATGATTTTGTGTTAATTGCTGTGGCTTCATTTGTAAATAGTAATTTTCTATTTGTGGATTATAATTTGAAGATTGACTTACTCTTCCACGCGCAGGAAAAGTCCATGTTGGTTTAGTTTGTGTAGCACCAAATCGTGTTTTCATGCCTTCAAAAATTGCAATCTTTTTTTCTTCAACTAATAAATCTTCATACTTAATAATAAGCATATTGCGTTTCTTTTCTTCTGGCATTTTCCAAAACCATTCATTATGAAAGTGAAGATATGTTTTAGCTAAATTAGCTAAATTTATTTTTTGTGGACCAAGCTGAAACTCTGGTTGAATAGCTTCTTGCGCTGGATATTTACGTTGAGTTTTAATCCAATCAACAGTGTTACGGAAACAAATAGATTCTACCCAAGTGTATGGATTTTTATGAATAACGATTGTAGGTACTTGTGGATTCCAACCTTGAGGTGGATCAATAAAATGTTTCCAACATGCATTAGTTCTATTTTGTTTTTGGGCACCAAAGTTTTGAGTCATTGATTGCTCAATAAAATTTGTACCCGATCTCTGTAATCCAAAAATAAAATATTTCATCCTGTAAATCCTTCTCGCCATTTATTCGAAAAGGCTTCTCTATAATTTTGTACTTGTGCTCGTGGGTGGTTTTTAAATTGTACAGTACGCTGAATATTAGATGTTGACACTCGAGCCCAACATACAACTTGTTCTGGTTCTGATACGTATAGTGGTAAACCAGACTTACGTTGCATCATTAACCATTTGTCTACGCCAACACTAATTCCATTATCTCTAGCATCTTGCCATAACCACGCCGCGGTCTTTGGAGTAAGCCCTGCTGCGTGTACACCTATTGCTCGTGGTATTTCTTTGAGTCTTTCAATAGGACCAACTGGATTATAATCGGTTTCATTGACTACTCGATGACCAAAGGTAACTACAGCCATGTCAGGTATATCAATATTTTTTACATCACCTTTTACAATAGCGTCATGTTCTAGAACAATGCATGCCTTATCGAGTTCAATGATACGTTTCCAACATTTAATATGAGAACTATGACAACAGCAATTGCCTTGAGTATTACTATAGCGTGGATTCTTTTTAGCCCCTACCGAACGAAAAGCTTCATCACATGGTACGTTTTCTACGGCATTAATAAACTCATATGGTAATCCATGCTTTTCACATGACTCTGCACATCCCTTTGCGTATTCCATTGAGATTTCATTTTCAAGTCTTCGAATAATAAGTGCACGATCAATTTTCATAAATCTCAAAATCCTTTGCAAAATATTCTTCTACTGCCTTTTTTGTAGCAGCATCGTAATAATCATTTATAAGATTAGGATCTGTTGGTTTTATACCAGCTTTAAACGCTTGTAACCCATGTTGAGGTTTACCATATTTACTTGCAAACGTAGTGGTGTGAATATTTAAACTATCATAGTTCCAAAACTCTCCTACGTTTTCATCACCTATTTTTAAATAGTCGGATTGTAGTATATGATTAGAACCATCTGATTCATAGTATCCATTCTGCATAATTTGTCTAAACTGGCTAGGTGTAGCACTTGTTCTATTATTTCTATTTAAAAAGAAAAACAAACTTAATTGGCGTTCGAATGGATTTCTTATTACGCCAATTACTCGTTTATGACGAGCTGCTTCTTTTGTAATAAGACCTTCATTAATAATCTCATTTAACGTAAGATGAATAAACCTATATTGCTTACGATGTTTATCTAAAACAGCTTGTGGGATTCTACTATTTTTAATACCAGAATCTCCAACTGCCGTATAGTAATCGTCGGGATAGCAATAGTTTTTAATAAAGAATGTAGCTAAGCTAGTGCTTGCATTCTTTGGAATTCGTATAAAAATAAAATTATGTTTTTCACTTATGACCATTGTACTATATTAGGATTCGAGTCGTTTAAATATTCTTTAGCATTTTTTTGATGATGAGCTTTGAGCTTATCCATATCAAATTCAACACTATCTTTAATTAAAATACCAGTGCAAGCTGGATATGTCTTATCTATATATGCTTTATAACCAGACGGTGGAGTAAAGCCACCATTGTAATGATTCGTAATACCAGGAGGTTGATAATCGTGGAATGTAATAAAATCAAATTTATCATATAAACGAGTTAAAGCTTCATATCGTAGGCTTGAAATACTATCGATAAAAAGAAAGTTAAGTCTATCGTCCATATGACTCATCCAAAATTCATAAGCATTTTGCAAAAACTCTTGGCTTACCATATGTCTACGAGTTGCTCGTGTAGCGGGATTCAAAGTAGTTTGGTGAATAAGCTTACGATTCTCATCTTCGGATAGATCGGCTTTCATCTTATCTACCCACTCTTTGTCAGTCTCAATAGAAATTGTATAAGGACTGTGCTGAAAGAACATAGGTGTACTATTATATCCAGCACCTAGTTCCATAACACCAGTAACTTTAAAAAATTCTATGATTGTTTTATTAATGGGAACGTGGGATCCCCATGTACGCATGTGTTGTTTATTCATAATGACTCCATATAAAAAAAGAGGACCGAAGCCCTCTTATTCAAAGACCTTCTGGCCTATTTATTATGATTTTAATTTGGCGATTTGCATCATGCAATTCTTAGCTAGATCATATTGACCTTGACTTGCAAAATGAGTAGCTGCTCTGCTATATCCAACAACTTCAGTCCATCTTAAAAATCTGGCCCAAAGTTTTTGGAAGTATGAACGATGATCGATTGTGACTGTATCTACTAAAAACGCCATTATACCCATCCTTTTAAATTTTTATTTACTGGTGGAAAAGATTCTTCTGCGATACTACGAATCTCACCGCGTGAAATTCCAATATCGTTTAGCTCTTTATTTGAAAGCTTTGATAGTTCTTTAATCGTATCATTGATTTTTGAACGTCTATCCATCTGCGCAATAATGCGATATACAAAAGATGAAATCCAGTCTAAGCGGAAGAACTCAGCAGTGGTTAATACTAAATGTGACATGTGTGACTCCTGTAATGTCATTCCTTTTCAAGAATATTTATTACAGAAATAGGTAAAAATGGGTTACCAATTAGGTATAGCCGAGTTGCACATATGTCAACTCTAGCCTATAGCTCCACCACGCTTAGTATAATTATCATAATAAGTTTTATCGAGTTCACCTACCGCAGTTGGGTTGGTTACTTTTCTACATTTAATATACGTTTCTCTTACCGAACCACTTTCAGTAATGTACGTACGTATACCTCCGGCAATTGTACCATGTGTATCCGGATAAGTATCGGCAATTGTTGCTGCATTATCGTATTCCCAATCGGGATTATTTATTACTGCTACCCAAGCCATTTTTTACTCCGTTGGATTATCTACTAAAAGAATATCAAACGCTGCAGTAACTCTAGCATTATTTGATCTTACTGTAGCTCTAATATCAATATCTGTTAATTCGGGCATTTGAACTGGTACAGAAAATTCATAAGTATATTGTCCGCCTACACCTGCAACCTCAGCAGTATGGCCAATTCTAAATGCTCCAACTCCACCATAACGAACAAACATATCAATTGTAGCGTCAGCATTAGATTGACAAGTTGCAGTACCTTTAGTGAGGTACGCCGTTTTTCCTGCCGGCACGGTATAAATTGCCATTAATGTTTGACCTTTATGGATGTTAATTCTCAATATTTCGGTAGGAGTACCAGTCGTGGTAGAAACGCGGATTTCTGTTTGGTTATCGGCTGAAGTAAATGCTCTATATACGCGAGCAAAAATTTGTGCTCCACCTCCAACTGAACCAGTGATTGTTATTGTTTCTTCTACTGGTAAGAAGTTTTCATCGAGTCCAATAATGGTTACATCAACACCATCATCTAATGTAGAAGTAGATCCATTAGATGTTGTTGTTGCAATAGTAAGTGGGCCAGGTGTAGCAAATGCACCCCAAGGATAATAAGTATCAGATTTATCCCATATGGAACCAACACCTGGATTAGTTGACATAAGAGGAACCGCACCAAATTTGTGGATGTTTGACCAACCATCTACTTCTCCTGCAGCAATAGGTACATTAGAAGCAACTCCGAATGAGTTGATTATGTTACCATCTTTGTCCGCAAGGTTAAACGCTTCAAATAGCGTTTTGTTTCCAGGTAAGTATGCTTGGGTGTCTTTATTCCACTGTGCCATTTATCGTTGCCAGCCTTTAATTATATCAGCTGAAAAGTTTGCTCTACTAAATTGTAACCGGTCTATTAACTTAACTGCGTTTTTACCAGTACGATCTATTGCGACAAACCCTTCTTGCTCAGTTACTTCGTATCCGTTCGGTGTTAATAATAAAGTATTTATACGTTTGGCCGTATCGAGCTTACGTACAATCATAAGTTTAGCATCTACAATAAGGTTATACAATTCAAATAGTCTTACGATTTCTCGTTTGTCAACTACACTAAAATATTTTAAGACTTCTTTGGACTTATCTCTTTGTGCTTGTTTGCCACGTTCTGATTTACGTGCATCCTCTTGCTTTTTATAATAGCCCATTATATAGTCTACAAGTTCGTTAACAAAACGACTAGGATTCGTGATACGCTGGCCTTCGCGTACTTTGGCGTTCACGAATGTGTTGACTCTGAGTCTTAACTCTTCGTTCTTATGAATACCATCAATGGTTTCACGCTTAAGACCAGAGAATATCTTACCTGCCTGTGATAGAATTTTGGTAACAGCTTCTGTTTCTTTTTGAGTAAACGTAGCTAAACCAGACACGTCTTTATAAACTGCATCTACCGACCAGACGTTTTTGTTCTTTTTAAGAGTGCTTGCAATCTCCTTTCCAAAAGACGCTCGCATTGTTTCAAGTGAGTCTCCTCGGTATGTAGTGTGCCAGACCACTCCAATTTTTGAGGCAAGGATTTGTGAAGCGAGTTTGCTTTTCTTTGGTATCGAATAAACAATGGTATTAGGATGGAAAGTAATATGCGGTTCTCCATCAATCTCCACCGTTTTAATATCTTCTTGCGAATAGAGGAAATCACCTTGTACCACTCCTTCAATTCCTAGCTTAGGTAATTCCGCTAAAGCTAGTTTCAATTTTGTATTTAAATCGCCATCAGTGTCTGCGTCAATGTCTGCATTAGTTTTATATATCTTTGGATTCTTATTAAAGATACCTTTCTTTGCGACAAAGAACTTACCATCAGATGGATCTTTACCGGCAAAAATTGCAGGTGCACCATCCCATTTTACTGTAACATTTACTTTGCCTTTAGACTTACCCGCAAGCATGTCGCGTAGCGCGCGAAGAAAATTGATAGCTTCTCGTGTACCTTCAACGCCAGCATCAAGGATACGATCCTCAAGGTGAGTCATATGTGTATTTTTAGACTCAGTGATATATGTGGAAAAACGTTTCATTAAATTTTTACCGTTGGTTTTGCTACGCCACTCGTGATACGCTCAAGGAAAATTTCTTCTTTCTTAATTTTCTTTACTGCGACAATATCACCAATTTTGCTAGTAGTGTTACGAATAAAGATAATGTCGTGGTTCTTAAAATAGTTTTCATAAGAACGTTCGACAAACTTATCTTCAATTACTTTGAGTTCTGCTGGAAAGTTTGCACGGATCTTTGCAATAGTACCTTTATTGACTTCAGCACCAGATCCATAACCAGCACGCTTTTGTAAGTCCTGCAAATCTCGTACAATGTCAGATATGGGGAATGTACCGCCTAACTTAAAGTTATAGGCATATCCATCAGAAGAAACATCAACAGCTTTAATCTCATACTTCTTTGATCCTACAACGAAATCAACCCCAGCAGAGGATCCTCCACCAAGGTGACCATCATTGACAAGAAAAAACATTGTAGCTTCACCTGGACCCACGCCTTTGAGTGGATACTTATGCATTTTAGTAAAGTTAGCCATGTCATTTGATCTAAGCGAAGAAATTAGGTTATTCAATTTTCTCATATCAACACCATTAATCGTCTTCGACAAATCAAAGTCTGGAAAGAAATTCTTATTAAACAAATACTGAATCTCTTTTTTGTATTTCAAAGTTTCAAAGTCTTTAGCTGTTAAGTTAAAAGCTGTAACCTTTTCTGCTCTACGGATAAAGTCCATATCCAAGTCAAGTGCAGGCATATTAATATTCCTCTAATACTCTTTCAAGTATTTATAAGAACTATTAACTTCTCCGCATTTGAGATATTTCGATTGCTTGTTCGCGACTCGATACTGGCACAGCGTTACTCTTATGCATAGTAGCGATACCTTGTACATAAGTGCCAGTATACTTAATAGAATCTTTTTTATTACCATTACTACAAATAGTATCGCTCGTAACACGAGGACCAGTGTTGTAATCTGGAATTTCGTAGATACCTATACGTCTACCATTCTTACCTTTTAAAGCTTTACCACCTTTGTAGCCCATACTTTTGAGCCAATCTTCGTGCTTACGCTTCGCTTCCTGGATTCTGTCCGCTTTGCTCATTTTCGCCTTTGGCATCATCATCATCCTTTTTCAATTTTCTATCATAATCACGGCCTAGGAATATATTGGTATAGAAATCAGAATCTTTACCACTGACGCCATTACGTATTAAGTACGTACGAAATCTATTTTCTAAACCACGTATACCATACTTGGCATATATATGCGATGCAGTAAAAGTAAAACCTTCAAAGTCCCATAATAAAGCCTCACTCATACTAATGTTGTGATCTTCCATCATACCCATAATACGATCATTAAACGTAGCTACGTTGAGTTTGATAACTGTTGGAAACATTATAGCCCCTTTACTTTCTAATATTTATTATAGGCAAGTATTCGGATAATGTCAATAGTTAAATTCAATAATTTTACTTTTATTGTGAATTTCTTTAATAAAACTATAAGGAGCACCTGACAATCTTTGAGCTACATATAACAAATGGTCTTCATCATACTCTTCACGAGCACACTCAAGAATCATTGCTTCGGTAAGGGCTTCTTTAATTTGATCATTTAGATTTAGCACGATATATATCCTTCACTTGTTGTACTGCGCCTTCTACTCGACTTGGATAATCTCCAAGGTAAGTACCAGACTTTAGCATATCTTCATTTAAGTATTCTTTATGATAGTGATCTATTTCTTCCCAATTGCTAAGTATTTTTTTAGCAAGTCTATCGAAACCTGCATCGCTTAGTATTGGTTCATCGTCAACATAGTATGCATAAGCTGCCATAATGTACCAAGGAACAGCCATGTTAATATTTCTATCGACTACATCGCAACAATCTTTATCTAATTCCATCAAAGGTCCTCATTAGTTGTTTTTCTAATTTGTACGCTTCAATTTCCCAAGGGGAATCTTCATAGGTAGTAGTATATATAACATTACACCATTGAGAAGGCATATTACCTTCACCTACAATTAATCTTTTTTTAAGAATTTGTTCAGCGTGGACTAGTTCATGAAACAAAGTAACCATTGTTTCTTTATAAGATATGTTTGAATTAATGTTAATCTCAACTACACCATCAACTACATCACAGTCTCCACAACCCGAAACATCTTCGTTAAATTCAATTACGAAGTACGAGTCTTTAGGAAACTGTAAAGTCTCATTAGCATGCATCATAAGCCTATCCATTAGATCAAAGGATAGCCATTCTGGATTATCGTATATCTCATATATCATGTATCTAATATAATATTTTTTTCGCAAATGTCAATAGTTAAGTGCGAATTTATATAAATAACTATGTGGGTGCGTATATACGTTAACAACGTAAGAGGCAAGTGTGAGATTAGCTTTTAAGCGAAACACAACAGGAATAGTCGAGGCAGCACAATGGGTGCCAGTGGGGTTCTGCTCGACATCGCATCAAGCCGAGTGAAAGACCGCTTATTTTGTAGGCGGTCTTTCTTTTTGCTTAGCAAAAAATATTGGAGTGTACCCACCAAAGCCAGAACCCAAGTTGAGAGATCGACAAAGAGTTCTGGCTTCTTTTTCTTCTTCAAAAGCTTCTATTACGAGATTGGTATCTTTTTCTATTATATGAAACTCTTCTTTTATTTTTGCTACTTTATAAGTCATGCGAAACCTTCAAAGTTTGGTTTCTTACCACGGAACTTAGTAATCTTTGAGTCTTCTTCGTAACGTTCACCAAAGGCACTATTATCCATTACAGTTTTTTCACGTTGCTTTTTTGGTTTCGAATCGTTAGTTAGATTTTCTTGAGCTGATTCTTCTACATTAAAGAGTTTCATTCGAGATCGATCAATACCTACAACAAAACGTTTTGGATTGGCAATGTCACCCCAGCGATTCTTAAGTTGTTTTACCATAATTTGACCAAGATTTTCAAGTTCTTCACTTGAGATAAGACCAAACATAAAGTCTGCAGTTGCTGGTAGACCAAAGGATTCTGAAGTGTCGGTAAGATCCATGTCAGAATTTGAATAGCCAGAACGAGTTGTTTGAGTAGCTGAAAATACTGGAACATTGAATTCAACAGCAAGGCCACGTAATTCTTCGGCAATAGCTTTGATGTAAGTATATGAGTTTACATTAGCACCCTGTTTCATACGTGAGCTCATACAAATATTAAGATAGTCAATATAGATAATGTCTGGTATGAAATTCTTTTTGAGTTTAAGTTCATTAAGTAAAAATCTAAAATGGTTCGAACCAGCCGAAGCTGTTGGATATTCTTTTACAATAAGTTTACCATTTGTACGTTTACGAATATTACTCATTCGCGAGTGGTATACATCACGAGTAAGATAACGAAGATCGTCGAGAGTAAGGTCGAGTAGGTTAGCATCAATACGCTCCGCAATTCTTTCTTCTGCCATTTCCATTGTAATGTATAGAACATTAAGTCCTTCCATTAGATTAGCTGCAGCACAGTGAGTCATAAACAAAGTTTTACCGACACCAGTGCCGGCCAATGCAATTGATAGAGATTTACGTGATACACCACCTTTAGTAATTTTATTCATATAGTCGAGATCGAAAGGAATCTTATCTTCTTTAGTGTGATAAAAGTCAAATCGTTGATCAGCATTTTCCACAAAGTCGTGGCCAATGTTAGTATCAAAGGCCACGCCGAGGGCATCGGAAAGTAGCTGTGGAATTGCGCCCTTATCGTATTCTTTATCCTTACCATCAAGAACAAGAATAGATTTCCTTACTGCATTATAGACTGCTTTATCTTGGCAAAACTTTTCCGTCTTATCAAGTAACCAATCGAGTTCAGTATCATTATCATATCCCATGTCGTCAATAGACTCTGAGATATTTTTATATCGTTCTTCGTTGAGATCATCCCGTTCATCAATCGAGATTTGTAGGGCCTCCTTAGTTGGAAGCCCGTTATATTGATCAATGTATTTTCGAATTTCTTGGAACAATACTTTCGTATCGTTATCTCCAAAGTATTCATCTTTAATGAATGGAACAACTTTTCTTGCGTATTCTTCGTTGTGAATAAGACTTGAAAGAATTGTATTTTCAATCATTCAGTAGGTTCCTCTACAGTTTCTTCTGATTCGAATAGTGCTTTGCCACCAACTGAATAACGTTCTTTAATCCAGTTAGCAAATTCAGTTTCGGTGAATAGCTGTTTCCAGAAATCGCCGTTATCAGCAAGTTCTTTAGCTCTATACATTTTATCACCAATCACTTCACCTGTCAATGGATCAACGCGCTCATACCAACCAGCTTTTGGTTTACGAAGATAGCCTGCTTCCATAGCAATATCCATTAGACCAGACCATTTCTTAATGCCACCTTCAAAAGTTACTGTAATAGGAATCTTAGACTTTTCCCGTACATGCCGAGACTTTTCAATATTAATCACAAAGTGATAACCCGCAATCTCAGTACCATCTTTTTCTTGCTGACGACCAATAATCCAAATAGCATCAGCCGAATAATAAGAACCTGTACCACCAGACACAATATCCTTTGGGAACATACCAATTTCTTTATAGGTATGGTTTACGCACACTAATGGAATATCTTTAAGATTTAGATGCGGTGTTACAATACGAAATAGTGACTTAAGCTGTTTAGCTCGTGTCATGTCAGCCACTGACTTCTGGTCAAGGGCGTCTTCTACTTCTTTCTTTGAAGCTAGGTTACCAATCGAATCAATAACGATTACAACCTTATCATTCTTTTCAATGTTTTCAAGTTGTTGAGCAATGTCGAACTTGAGTTCTTCAACATTAGTAATAGGTGTATGTACGACACGATCTAGATCAACGCCAAACGATTCAAAGTAAGATTGTGGTGTACCAAATTCTGAGTCATAAAATAATACGACAGCATCATCATATTTCTTTTGATAAGCTGCAGCCATCATTAAAGCAAAAGCTGACTTAAAGTGCTTAGATGGGCCAGCTAACATAAGTAAACCTGGAACTAATCCACCATCTACTCGACCAGATAGAGCTACGTTAACCATTGGTACTGGTGTGGTAGCCATATCTTTTTTACCATATACCTTTGAGTCAAGTATAGGTGCAGTCATCTTAATAGTAGACGACTTAGTTAATTTTTCAATAAGAGACATTTTTACTCCTTATGTGTAATAATAGTATACTAACACAGCTTATGTGGAATGTCAACTACCACTATAGATTTTTTGTAAGTGAGATTCAAAAGCTTCTACCTTCGTTAAACGATCTGGCCAAAGAATGTATTCCTTTTCAGGATTCTTTTTGAGATTGTTTAAGAGTGGAACAATAGCATTATATAGTTTATCAAGTCTTTCCTGTGTAGTAGTTGCGAGTTGCTCAGCGTCATTAGCTGCAGCTGTTGTTTGTTGTACTGCCTGTAGCTCGTCTTCATCTACTGCAGTAAATCCAAAATCGAATATGTCATCGCTCATGCGAAAAAGTCCTCCAATGTTGCAACCTTCTCGAGATTCCAGCCGACAGCTTCTACGATAGGTTTAAGTGGTTCTTTAAATGTTTTTTCAAATTGCGTATCATAGTCTATGAATTCTTTGAGATCAAACTCGCGTGGTAAGTATTGTGGAAATGAGATTACATTCTGCTTGATTGGATTAGGCATTTTGAGATAACAGAACTTGACTTTTGTACCATTTTGTATTGCTTCATATTCTTTATCGACACCATGTTCTTTAATGAAATGGTTATACAATATAGCACCGCGTACGTGGATGGGACAACCAGACTTGAACATAGCATTGTTATCTTTCCACTTAGTAATTTCAGACACACCACGAGGGAATGATACATCTTCGGGATCGAGTGATTTAAACTCAGTCTCGAAATCTTGAATAAATTTCTGGGTTTGTTCCTCCGTACCGGTTAGGATAATCTTAAATGCTTCTTTAAACTTGTTACGTACTACCATAGGTGTAGAAGACTTTACAGCTTCAATACCCATGATTTTCAGTTTAGGTTCAGCGTATTGTACACCTTCTGAGTTGTGAACATTAAGAATGTATCTTTTCTTTGCTGTCCATATACCACGATCTGCGATTACTTCTCGAGCCATTACCATTCGATTATCGTAAGCGCGCATGCGATGGAATAATTCGTCATATGCTTTTTCAAATGCAGGCTCAAACTTTTCTTGGCATGCTTTATCAAGGAACTTCACTGGATCTGATGGGTTAACTGCTTTAACGAGTGGACCCATGTTAACATAAAGTGAATCTGTATCGATCGCAATAACATAATCTTTGTCAGTCTTAAGAATCTTATTCATGGCACGATTCATATGTTTCTCAGCCCAGCGGATAGTAAGCTGGCCGGACAACGTAATAGCTTCAGCAACTTGCATATCGAAATATCTGAAGTATTGATTACCAAGTGCACCATAAAGACTATTCAAAAGAATTTTGACAGCCATTTGTGTATTATCTAGAATATTTATCTCACGTTCAAGTTCTTTGCTTGGATTTTTTTGATATTCTGCTTGAGCCGTAAGCATTTTCTTTTTGACAGACTTACGTTCATTATAGTAATCGACAATGATACGTGGTAGAATACCTTGCTTATCTTTACGAAACATTGAGCCATTGGCCGCTATAGCGACATCTTTATCATGCCAAGCATAGTGTACTGGATCACCGTCAAGTAAATATTGATCAACTTCACCGGGAAGTTTAGCATCTTTCACCAAAGTTTCGGGTGACATATTGTACTGTACAATGAGATTAGGATACAGTGAGTTTAAATCAAAAGAGACTACCCAGTCGTGGGCGCCAACATGCGGTTCTTTTACAAAGCCACCGGGATATGGATGTTTATGTTTATCTTCACTGGGTGGTGGTACGATATTATCTTTGAGTAGATAGTTATAGATAATGCTATCCCAGATTGCGGTAGTGCCAAACGTGTCGGTAAAGTTTACTTTACCTTTATACGCAATAGTCATAGCCCGTTCGGCCAAACCCATTTGTTTATCAAGGCGATCAACGAGATCTACGTCACGAATGTTATAGTCAATAAACTTTTGGTGATCGTGTTTGTATAGACCATGCAATGTGCCGTATTCTTCGTAGCTGAGTTTCTTTTCACCAAGCACTGTACTTGAGATATGGTCAAGCGTATATGATTCTTGAGTACCATATACGTAATCAAACTTTTGGAATAGATCAAAGTAATCGAGTTGCTGTACGCCGGTAATGTCATACGAGTCGAGCTGCTTACCTTTTACCGAAAGCTTACGTTGAGATACTAATCCCCAAGGCGAAAAGCGTTTAACACTTTCATCACCAATTACACGATATACACGATTAATAAGATATGGAATGTCGAATAGTCTTACGTTCCAGCCAGTGATTACATCTGGGCAATTATCTTGCCAAAAACGAATAAACGACTGAAGCAAATCAAATTCAGTTTGACACTTGAGATACTTAACTTGGCTACCCTCTGGCTTGATTGCTTTAGTCGTATCATAGTCACCAAGGCCCCACACGTAGAATATGCTGGATTTAGTACTTTTATAAGCAATAGAGATAACTGGATGAGCCGCATCTTCAGGGTGTGGAAACCCGTCGTCAGATGCAACCTCAATATCAAAGTTACCGATGTCTATATGATTGATGTTGAATGGAACTTCGTTAGGGAAAGTCTCAGCAATGAACTGAGCAATATAGTTGGTGTTACCATAGACTTTAAAGTTATCTACTTCACCGTACTTAGCAATAAATTCTTTAGCATCACGCATAGTGTCAAATGTAATTGGTTTTACATTCTCGTCGTAAATTGACTTGTATCCAGTTTCTTGGTCTGATTGTACATATAGCGTAGGGGAGAATGGAACACGTTTCTCAACCCTCACGCCATTATGATTGTATCCACGGTACAAAATAGAATTACCATAGCGTGCAACGCTAGTGTAAAAACCTTGCATAAAAACCTCATAGTGTTGGAGTGTATAGTGTTTATACTATCATAGATCGACACAAATGTCAATCGAAAAAGAGGGCCGAAGCCCTCTCTCTTAATCTTTTTTTGAAACAAAAGAATATAGCTCTTGAGCTTTCTTCATCATTTCTTCTATAGAATATGGCTCACAAGCTTTCTTAAATTCTTCAGCAGTAGCTTTGTTTTGCTCATATAAGTTACGTACAAAATCCATATTAATTTGATATTGTTGATCCATGTAATCTTTAGCCATAGCTAACATATCAGCACGGATTTCAAATGGATTTTTATTAGCCATTCTTTAGTCCTTTCGCCATAGCTTCACCGGCAATGTTTGCAAACTCATTAGTAGTTTTCATTGCTGTTTTAGTGAATTCTGTTTGTGCTGAAATAAAATCATAGAGTGGTTTACTCATTGATTCGTCTTTAATCCAAGTATCGACCCAAGTCTTTTTTGCGTTTTGGATTGTATCGATCCAAATGTTAGTTACGTATTCTGTTGAAAACATTTTTTTCTCCTGTGTTGTGTGTGGGCGAGGGGCCGTAGCCCCTCTATTTATTCCTCAAGTAATAGCTCAGGACTTCCAATAGGAATTTTCCGTGGCTTTTTCTCTTCAGGAATAACATTTACAAGTTTAACAGACAGTACGCCATTATGCATGCTAGCACCATCTACTTGAATAGTATCGGCAAGCGTGAACTTACGTTCAAAGTTTCTTGTCGCAATACCTTTGTGGATATAAGATACTTCGTCGCTATCGTAACGCGTATCTTCTCCCTTAATTGTGAGAGTTCCGTCTTGTACTTCAATGTCGATTTCTTCTTCACTAAACCCAGCTACAGCTAATTCAATCAAGAACGTATCGTCTCCTGTTTTCATTAGATTGTAAGGGGGATAGTTTGTCGATCCTTGGACTGGTCTATTCAATTTATTGAGTAGGTTGTCAAATCCAATAAAAAATGGATCATTGAGCATATCTGTAGTATAAGAACGTGAATTCATATTTAATCTCCTTCGTTAAGCAAGATAGTTATGTTAGGTGGACCCTTATGGCATCCACCTTTTATTTATACGCGTTGTCTTATCTTTTCTTACCAATTGAATATTTTGGTACTAATTCCCAATCATTTTTTTCTTTATATGGTAATACTTTAATTTGCGACAACGGCGCTACTGGATCTTCGATTTGTGTATGATTTACCACTTTAATCAAATTCCATTCTTCAAGTAAATTAATGATAGCATTGCGACGTGCCTTATCTTCATCATCAAAATTATTTACTTTTCCATCGAGCATAAACAGTTCTTTAAAATGAGTAATGTAATACTTACCCTGTTTATGAAGTATATGACATGATTGATATAACTTTTTATCTTTACGTGATGCAACACCAATACGTGTTAAAGTTTCTTTTACTTTTAAAAAAGAATCATCACTAGGAAGTGTTACCTCTACCAGACTTTCTATGACGCTCATTGTTAATTCCACCTATATTATTATTGTTTTTTATCATTTCCAATTGTTCTCGAGTCAATAAAGCCAGATATTCTTTGCCAACGTTTCGGTTCACACCATAAACATTACAAATCGTATCAAGATCTTCATTGTCTTTTTTCTTCGACCACTTGCCAAAACGCTTCTTTGATCTTAGACTATTTATAAAATACTCGTATTGGGCACGATTATCTAGGTGGTGATACATATTCATAAGGTTAGCGTGTAGAATAGTATCGGGATGTTGAGAGAAAGCTATATTAGTTAGCCATGGATTATAACCTTGTTCGGCTAGCTTATCGTTTTCACTACCGCGCATAAGGTTTTTCTTTGAGTGGGATGCATCATTAATATAATCAAATGGCGTCATAACCAGTACCATCCAATTGTGTGTTATCCATATCGTCTGCACATTTTTTACAGACAAAGGCTTGACCAGTTCCATTCAAATACTTGTAATTCACCACAGCCGCATCATTACCGACTGGTTTATCACAAACTAAGCATGTTTCTTTTTTATTATGTAAACTAATACGTTTAAGAAAGTCAATCATTTCCAATCACACTCAGCCATTAGCGTTGCCAATGCTGCCACACGGTTAATTTCTGGATTTGCTACAAAAGCTTCTTGGTATTGATACTGTGCCAATACTACAATTGACTCAGCAATAGACGTAGTACTTTTTACTTTTTCTGGCATTTTATCGTATAGTTGGCGATAAAGTACTGCTGACTCAATGTCAGAGTTTTCAGTAACCCATTTACGCATTTCCGTAAAGTTACGGCCTTTTAAATGCGCAAACAATGTATTGATATTATCATCAGACTTATTTGCTAGTATGCCAGAGTCAATACGACCAGTAGCAGAA